CAATTCCTTGCAAAACCGCGAAATGGATAGGGGTACCCCCCTAAGAATGTATGGCAGGCAGACCTCCAAAACCAACAGTTTTAAAAATCGTCACTGGAAACCCGGGGAAAAGGGCAATTAGCAAGCAAGAGCCCGATCCGGATTACCTGGATGATTTAAGTCCACCCCCCAGGCTTCCCGAAAACGCAAAAATTTTTTGGAATGAACTAGCACCAAAACTGAGGAAGGCGAGATTATTAACTGAGCTGGATGTGGCAGCGCTTGAAAAACTCTGCATTGCAGAAATGCATTATTGGGAAGTAACCAATCGTGTTGGCAGTGACCTGGTGGTATCGGGAAAAAATGGTGACTATACAAATCCTCTACTAAATCAACAATCGATGTATTTAAAGCAAATCATGATGCTTTACAGAGAGTTTGGAAAAACACCCGCAGCGCGTGTACGCATTGCAATTAACCCGCAAGGTGATTTGTTTGACAACCAAGATAGTAAAACGCAAAAGTACTTCGGATGATCCGGTTACCGAGTATGCCAAGCGAGTTGTTGCCAAAAAAGTCATTGCAGGCCCTCACGTTCGGGATGCTTGCCAGCGTCACCTGGACGATTTAAAGAATGGACATCAACGCGGATTAGTTTTTGACATCGAATCAGTCAATCGGGCGATTGGATTTTTTTCGGATGTTCTAAAACTCAGCGGGGGTGGGTATGAAGGATTACCTTTTGAGTTAGGTGATTGGCAGGCATTTAATATCGGATCCTTATTTGGATGGAAAACGCAGGATGGGTATAGACGCTTTCGCACGGCCTACATCGAAACAGGCAAGGGTAGCGGAAAGTCACCATTAGCAGCTGGAATCGGACTATATGGAATGATGGCCGATGGTGAGGCCGGGGCAGAAATTTACGCTGCAGCCACTAAAAAAGATCAGGCAATGATCTTATTTAGGGATGCGGTATCGATGGTCAATATGTCTCCGGATCTGCGTAGTCGCATTACGGCTTCAGGTCGAGGTCTTACAGTTTGGTCATTGGCGTGGCTTGAAAAGCGTAGTTTTTTCAGGCCAATCGCTTCGGATGACGGTCAATCGGGTCCAAGGCCGCATATTGCCCTGCTAGATGAGATTCATGAGCACAAGGATGCTTACGTAGTAGAGATGCTTAAAGCGGGTCAAAAGAGCCGCCGTCAGCCCATGCTAGTTGGAATTACCAATAGCGGCACTGATAAGCGCTCTGTTTGCTGGGATTACCATGATTACGGCACTAAAGTTTGCGCTCAGCAAATTTTGGATGATTCCTTTTTTGCCTATATTTGCGCTTTAGATGCTAACGATGATCCGTTTAAATCTGAAAAGTGCTGGGAAAAAGCAAATCCAAGCCTGAAATATGGATTGCCGACAAAAAAATATTTGCGCGAGCAAGTATTGCAGGCCCATGGCATGCCAAGCAAAGAGAGCGTTGTACGTAGGCTCAATTTTTGCCAATGGGTTGAAGCTAAAAATCCTTGGATTAGTTCGGACCTTTGGTTTGACTGTGAAGATAAAGATTTCGATCACGCTTTATTGGCGAATCGAAAATGCTGGGGTGGGCTTGATTTATCAAGTACGCAAGATTTGACCGCCTTTGTGCTGGTATTTGAGCCTAGTGAGGCCGATCCAGTTTGGCGAATGTTGGACTGGTTTTGGCTACCAGGCGATGAATTAGTGCAAAAAGCGGAAAAAGACCGAGTGCCCTATACCACCTGGAGAAATGAAGGCCATCTCCTAGTGACAGAAGGCAAGGCGATTAATCGCCTCTCAGTCGTGAAGGTCATCGCCCAGGCGATGTCAACCTTTGATCTGCAGTCAATAGCCTATGACCGATGGCGCATTGAGGATTTGAAAATGATCCTTGATCAAGAGGGGATTGATCTACCGCTAGTGTCATTTGGGCAAGGCTTTAAAGATATGGCTCCGGCTGTAGATGAGTTTGAGCGTAAGTTGCTTGGAAAACAATTAATGCATTCCGGCAATCCAGTGATGACATGGTGCGCAGCTAACGCCATTATTTCAACGGATCCAGCCGGCAATAGAAAAATTACTAAAGAGAAGTCAAGCGGTCGAGTCGATGGAATCGTAGCAGCCATTATGGCAATTGGAGCTACTACTAAAGATCAAAACGATCAAATTAATCTTGATGACTTTATCAACAATCCTGTATTTGGATAAAACTACTTATGGCTACATCAACGGCAATTACCTTACTGTCTCCGCTGGGTTGGTTACGTGGATTTTTTGGCAATTCGATTTTTGATCGCGTTGGCAAGCAATTACCACTGCCATCATCGCAATTGGTGGCAAATCAGTCTTATTTAGGCCCTGATGCTGCTTTGCAAATTAGTACAGTATGGAGTTGCATTGAGCGACGCGCTAATACGATTGCGAGCTTGCCATTTTTTGCCTATGAGCAAGTTAATGGACAAAAAACATTAGCGAGAATGTCTCGCTTGTATAGTTTGCTTCATGAGTCCCCTAATGCGCGCATGACTCCGTTTGAGTTTTGGCGTTGCATGATTATGAATCATGATTTGCGTGGCAATGCGTATGCTCGCATTGAAAGAGCGGCCAATGGAGAAGCAATTTCTCTATGGCCAATGGCAGCCGACCAGGTAGAAAACTATGTATTACCTGATGGCTCACTAGTCTATTTGTACCGAATCAATAATGATGTTGTAGCCCTGGCTGAAGAAAACGTATTGCATTTACGTGGCCTTGGCAATGGTACTACTGGATTACAAAAATTAGAGTTTATGCAGGCTACAGTTAATGAATCTGCCGCTGCACAAAACTCGGCAAGCAAGATATTTGGTAATAGCGGTAAGCCTACTGGCGTCTTAATGACGGATAACGTCCTTTCACAAGATCAGCGCCTCGCTTTGCAAGCTCGCTTCGCAGAAATGCAATCAGGATCAGATTCACGTTTATATGTTTTAGAAGCTGCCATGAAGTATCAGCAACTTTCTATTAGCCCTGAAGATCAACAATTGCTCGAGACCCGCCGTTTTTCTGTAGAAGAAATTTGTCGCTGGTTTGATGTGCCTCCAATTCTTGTGCACCATGCCAATGTAACGACCTGGGGTACTGGCATTGAGCAGATTGTCGATGGCTTTCATAAGCTCACTATTCGACCAATGCTTGTAAGTATTGAGCAATCCGTACGTAAGCGCATCATGACTAGCAAACAACGGGCCACCATGAGCGCAGAAATTAGCTTTGACGCTCTTTTGCGTGGCAATGCAAAAGATCGCGCTGAGTTGTATTCAAAAAATGTTCAAAACGGCATCATGACTCGTAATGAGTGCCGTCAATTAGAAAATCTACCCCCAATGGATGGTGCAGATCAATTAACTGCTCAAACAAATCTAGCTCCGCTAGACATGCTTGGCCAAATTACCAATGGAGGTGGCAATGCTGCTACGCAAAACCCTATCGCTAACTGATGTTCAATTAAAAATTACCGAAGACCGCGGAGTATTTGGTGGATACGCCTCCAAATGGGATGGTGTCGATAGTTATGGAGACACTATTATCAAAGGCGCTTTTGCTGAAACTTTAAGTAAAAATGGTAACCCTAAAATGTTTTTTAATCATGATTGGCATATGCCAATTGGAAAATGGGTTACAGCAAAAGAAGATGATATTGGCTTGTATGTTGAAGGAGAGCTCACGCCCGATGTTTCTCTAGCAAAAGACGTTTTTGCTTCACTCAAGCATGGCACGATTGATGGCTTATCCGTTGGAGGTTATCTCAAAGCCGGTGACTATACCGAGTCTGAAAATGGTGGGCGCATTATTAGTAAGTGGTCAAACCTCATGGAGATTTCTCCAGTGGTATTCCCCGCTGATAGTGCTGCACGCATTGATTTAAACAGTGTGAAACAGATTGATTTTGAATCGCTTTTGCCTGAGTGCAAAACCGAACGTGATATTGAAAAGCTGCTGAGGGATTCAGGGCTTGGCAAATGGGAGTCAATGGCGATTGTCTCCCGCGTAAAGGCTATTTTGGTTGAGAGGGATTCTCACTCAGAAATAGCCGATGCGAAATTAAACGCATTAATTGTGGAGCGCATTAATAAATTGATTGCGTAACCACAATAAATTTATAAATCAGCCGCCTTCGGGCGGTTTTTTATTGCACAAAACTTTTTTAAGGAAATAAAAAATGGATCAAGCAATGGTAATGAAGAGCTTAGACTCTTTAGAAGCAAAATTAAGCGCAATGTCCGCGAAGGCGGACGAAGAGCAAAAAGCCTATGGCAAAGTATCTGAAGATACTAAAACTGCCCTAGAAAATATCGGCAATCAGCAACGTGAATTTGCGGACCGCTTGACACAAATCGAGCAAAAAGGCGTGCAAACCAATGATGGCACTAAAACCGCCGAATCATGGGGTGAGCAATTTGTAAAATCCGCCCAGTACGGCGATTTTGCAGGTGGCCGCTTAGGAAAAATGCGCGTTGAGTTGAAAAATACTTTAACTGGTTCTGATGCTAACGTAGCCCCAGCTCGTCAGCCTGGTATCGTTGGTGGTGCAGTTCAGCCATTGACACTCGAAGCATTCTTGCCAAGCGTAACTACTAATAGCAATGCTATTGAGTTCACAAAAGAAAATGCCTTTACAAATAACGCCGCTGAAGCCGCTGAAGGCGCTTCAAAAGCTGAGTCTGCATTGACATGGACTTTGGTAAATATGCCAGTATCTACTGTTGCCCATTGGATCAAAATTAGCCGTCAATTGGCATCTGATAATGTGGCCTTGGCAGCTTACGTAAATACTCGTATGGCTTACGGCGTAAATCGCAAAGTAGAAACTCAATTAGTTTCCGGTGATGGTACGGCCCCTAATATCTCTGGTATTTTGGATACTGGCAACTTCACTGCGCATGGTATTGCTGATGCTGATCTTGGATCTACACTCAAAAAATTAGTGTTGATCCGCAAGATGATTGCAGCAAGCGCTTCTGCTGGTTTCCCAGCTGATGCAATCTTGCTAAACCCAATCGATTGGGCAGCAATTGAGATTGACTTGATGGTTACTGCCGCTGGTCAAACTTTGTATAGCGTTACCGATGGTGGTCAGCCACGCTTGTTTGGTATCCCAGTTATCCAATCTGTTGGCATGACTGCAGATAACGTAGCTGTAGGTGCCTTTGGTCAGGCTTACATGATCCACAATCGCGAAGGCGTTACTGTCGAAATGTCTGATTCCGATAGCGACAACTTCACTAAGAATCTCATTACGATCCGCGCTGAGCGCCGCCTTGCCTTGGCAACTGAGCGTCCTGCTGCTGTTCGTTCTGGTGATTTAACTCCAGCTTAATCGGTAGTTAGTTAAACCCCCTTGAATCATTTGGTTTAAGGGGGTTTTTCAATTAAAAGTGATTGAAGGACTTATTGTGAAACTGTGTTTAGTAAAAATTACCAGTACTGTGGTTACTAGCCAGTACGGCACCCTAGAATCGGGTGACATTTTGAGAACCAATTACGCATTTGCAGAGCACCTTGTCAATGATTGCAAGGCTGCCAAATACATTGAGAATCCTCCGGCTGTCGAGCCAACCGAAACAGTGCAAAAAACTGTGACAAAAGTAAAACGTAAAGGCAAAAACTATGTCCATCCTTAATATTGAGCTTGTCAAAAAACACCTCAAAGTCGATGGCAGTGATGAAGATACTGAAATCCAGCTCTATGTAGATGCAGCTGAGCAGTACGTCAATGATTTTTGCGATACCAAAGATGAGCCATTTTCGGTTTTTCCATACCCAGTTCAAGCTGCCGTCTTGCTGATTGTGGGCGATTTGTATGAAAACCGAGAAATGCATGTAGTAAAAGAGTTATATCAAAACCCAGCTGCAGAAAATCTCCTTTTACCTTATCGAAAGTTCTAAGATGGGCGCTGGCAATTTAAACCGCAGGATTAGCCTTTTGGAGCCTGTAGCAACGCGTGATAGTGTTGGACAAGAGCTCATTAGCTTTACTTTAGATAAGGCCGTATGGGCCGCTGTAAACCATTTAAAAGGCAATACCTTTTTTGCTGCTAGCCAAACCCTTGGCGAAGTTGTTTTGAGAGTTCAAATTCGCAAATATCAGAATATTCAAGCAACTTGGCGTATTGGATATGACGCTAAGCAATGGCAGATTGTAGATTTAGACCAAACCGATAAGCAGTACACCTATTTGATGGTATCAACTAACTTAGCAGTGGGGTTACCAGTCAATGGCTAGCCAAACGCTAAAAATTGAGGGTTTAGATGAATTAAAGCAAAAATTAGCTGAAATACCTCGATCTTTAAGGCGATCCGTCCTGAGAAATGCTCTTAGGGCAGGCGCCATAGTCAATCGTGATGAAGCTCGCAGATTAGCTCCAGTTTTACGTAGTACCCGCAAAGGCCGCAAGCCTGGGACAGTCAAAAAAGCTATTTTGGTACGCACAAGCAAATTAGATACTCGCTCAGGTGATGTCGGCGTATTTGTAAACGTCAAGCCGGCAAAGGGTGCCGTCTTTAAAAAAGGCGCTTTAGTCAAGGAAAGTCAGCGTGGTAAAGACTCTGAGAATGACCCTTACTATTGGCGCTGGCTTGAGTTTGGTAGAAAGCAAAAAACATTTTTTAGAAGATCGCGTAAGACAAAGAAACTTCGCAAGATCGTCGTCGGGAAGATCGAACCATTTGCATTTTTGCAAAAGGCAGCCGATAAGTTACCTGAGTCTCTAGGTGTAATTGAAAAAAAACTCTCAACATGGTTTGAGCAAGTCAATACAAATGGAAATACAAAACCATGAATTTAGAAGATCAGATTTATACGCTCTTATCTAGTAACTCTGCTATTACGGCTTTAGTAGTCAATCGAATTTCTCCAGAGGTCACATCACCGGACTCTTTAAAGCCATTTATTGTTTACTCGAGAGAGGAGACTGAATTTACTAAAAATCTACTTGGTGAAGTATTAAATGAGTCAGGCAAGTTTTCAATTCAGTGCTGCTCAAATGATAAAAAACAGGCGGATGATGTTGGAAAGGCGGTGGTAGATTGTTTTTCAAGCGCGCACTATGAAGTGCTTGATAAAAAATCTAGCTACGATGACAGTACCGATTTATATTTTTTAACTGTAGTTGTTTTATTTGATTAAACAAGATTTTTTTATAACCAAGCCGCCTCCTAGGCGGTTTTTTTATTTCTGAAGGGAATGAAAATGATTCAAAAAGGAAGAAATGTCCGCGTTGAAGTGGCTACTGTTTATGGTACCGCTAAGACTGTTTCAGCCGTAAGCAAGGCTAACCCAGGCGTCGCAAGCAGCACCGCTCATGGCTTGGCTAATGCCTCTATCGGTTACTTTGAAAATGTTTCAGGAATGACTGAACTTGATGGCCAAGTATGCTGCGTAGCAAATCAAGCTACTGGCACATTTGAATTGCAGGCTTTAGATACTAGCGGTTATGGCACATTTAGCGCTGGTGATTTTGTACCTGTTACTACTTGGAAAACATTATCGCAAGCTAGCAGCTATGAAATTGGCGGCGGTGATGCTGATAAGCTCGATGCAACTACTTTGCTTGATACAGTTAAGCAAGAAGAAAACGGCATGCTTGCCGCGCAAACTGTGACATTTAATGCATTCTCTGATCCTCAGGCTGATGCATTTGCGCAGATTCGTAAAGATGCTAAAGCAGGCGCATTTACAGTCTTTAGAATCACGTTCCCTAATGGTGAGCGCCGTATTTTCCGCGGTCAGCCATCATTGCCTGGTGAATCTGTGCAACTCTCCGCTTTGGCAACTTCAGGATTCTCTGTGACTGTCAAGCGCGATGTCATTTACTTGCCTACAGCGTAATAGGTGATTCATGGACCAAACCGCCATCATTAAAAAGATTCGTGAGGCTCGATCCATTTGGATCGAGCTTGGCGATGGCAAGAAAATTCAAATCATTCGGCCTACTGAGTTACAGGCTTATCAAAAGTTCTTTAAAAAGAATGAAGATGGAAAGTCAGTTTTTGCATTGGAGTTCGATGCGGTAAAAGAGTTTGTTACCGCCTGGGATGGATTTACTGAAGCCGATATTCTTGGCCAAGAAATTGGATCATCGGACAAAATTGACTATCAACCTGAATTCTTTGATGAAGTCTTGGCAGATCGAATTGAATGGGTGCCAACTATTGTTGGCGGTTTGATCGCTGAAATTGAAAAAGCCCAAAAGAAAAAGGCTGAATCAGTAAAAAAATAAACCTCCTACTTGATGCACAAGCTGGCATCAAGTGGGATGGTGAGAATGACCCCCAATCTAGCCCTGAATATGATTTAGCGCTCACAGCTTGGAATTATCTATGCGATAAAAACCAGGGCATCAATTGGTCAGGGTTGCCTTATGTTATTGAAAAGCTGGCCATCGTAGATATTGACGAATTACTAGATCATCTTTTAGCAATCAAAACTTATAAACCTCAGGAATAACCATGGCATTAGCTACCTTATCGATTGACTTAGTTGCAAAACTAGCCAATTTCGAGCGAGATATGGGCTTGGCTGTTCGTGTAGCCGAAAAGAATTCATCGCAGATCTCCAAGGCTTTTGGTGGTATTAAAACCGCTTTAGGTGGGCTTGCTGCCTATGCCAGTGCAGATTTCTTAATTGGCTATACCAAAAGCGCTATGGCTTACTCGGATGCAATTACCGATACCGCTAAAGCTAACGATATGGCCGTATCTAGTGTCATGGGTCTCTCTTCAGCATTAAGCCTTAATGGCGGTAAAGCTGATGACGCTGGTAAATTTATTCAGAGTTTTAGCAATAAGTTAGATGATGCGGCCAACGGCTCAAAAGATGCTCGAGACGGGTTTGCTCGAATCGGTATTTCTTTACGCGATATTGGATCTAAATCTACACAAGATTTAATGGATCAGGCCCTTGGCAAGCTATCTCAAATGGAGGATGCTGCAACGCGTAATAGCGCTGCGCAATTTGCTTTTGGAAAGGCCGCCAAGGGAGTTGATTTTAAAGAGCTTGGCAGCGCCTATGGTGAGTCAGCTGAAGCAATGAAGGCTTACTCTAAAGCGATTGCTATTGCCGCTGATTTGCAAGATAAGCTAGAGCAAAAATCTACCAAAACCATGGTGATGTTTACCAATGCATTTATTCCAACATTAAATGCAACGTATGATGAACTCAACAAAGGAGGTGGCTACTTTGAAACCTTCTTTGGTCTAGCCTCTGAGAGCTTTCAAGGCATTGTTATTGCCGCTAAGTTTGCTTTAGATGGGGTTGCAGGATTCATCGAGACCATTAAAACTGGTGTACTGCAATTAAATTCATTGCTTACGCTGGATATGGATTCGGTAAAAAAGTACGGCAAAGATTATGTTAGCTACATGGATCAGCAGTACCAGGAGCGATTGGCCTTTTTTGAAAAGCTCAAGCAGCTTAATGAGAAGGGCAATAAAGAGTCTCCAGTACCGACAGTTGGTAGAGATTTAAAGGCTGATAAGAGCTTTTATGCAATTGAAGAGATTATTGTCGGCGCACGTAATACGATTCAAAAAGAGCAAGATAAGATTCAGCTAGCACTTAGCACTGCTTTTGAAAGCGAGCAACAGAAAAAGCTCGCAAACGATATTCAAAAAGTCACTGATGCTGTCAGAGATCGCCAAGAGCAAATTTATAAGATGCTTCGCAAGGGCGATATTTCTCCCACGGATGCAGAGCTTGCGCAAACTCGCTTAAATGAAATTCAGTTATTGGGTATCGAGCGTGCTACTGCTCTTAATAATAAGCAGCAAGAGCTTAATTACACCTTTGAATATGGTGCTACTAAAGCTGTTAGCAGCTATATCAATGAGGTCAATAATTTAGCCAAGCAAGTAGAAGATACAGTCGGCAGGGCATTTAAAGGGATTGAGGATGTCATGGTGACAGCCTTTACTACTGGTAAATTGAGCTTTACTAGTATGGCCAATTCGATCATTAGTGATATGGCCCGTATTGTGATTCGCCAAAACATCACCGGTCCGCTAGCAGGCCTGTTGGGTAGTGCCTTCTCAGGCAATCGTGCTGGGGGCGCTGCGCCTGTCACTGACTATAGCTCGGCCTGGAGCCCTGGAGTAACTCAAGCCAATGGTGGCGCCTGGATAAATGGTATTCAAGCCTTTGCTAATGGCGGCGCTTTCACTAATTCAATCGTAAGCTCACCAACACTCTTTAAGTTTGCCAAGGGTACTGGATTAATGGGTGAATCGGGACCTGAGGCGATTTTGCCGCTAAGCAGAAATTCACGTGGTCAGTTAGGGGTTGCAAGCTCGGGTGGTGGCGTCAATATCGTTATCAATAATCAAGCAGCCCCCGATGGGTATGAGGCGGTTGCAAGCGCTAAGCAAAACGATGCCGGCATGAATATTGAAGTGATGGTACGTAAGGCGGTATCCAATGATTTAAGTGCTAATGGCCCCATGGCCCAGCAAATGTCCAATGTATTTGGTTTAAGACGCTCTATTTAAGAAAACAGAATGACTACTCCAACTTTACCTAGTTACGCCAAAATCCTTTTAACTGGATTTCAGCAACAGCGTGAGTCCGCTCTTTTGCGTACTGAAATGGATTCAGGGCCACCAAGGCAAGCTAAGATCCGCTCACGCGTGATGGTCACTCGGACATGCACGCTGAAATTTTCTAGCTTGGCTAACTTTCAGTCATTTGAATCTTGGTATGCCAATGATTTAAATGAGGGCTCAGCTTGGTTTAATTTTCCTGACCCCGTAAGTGGCACTGTGAAGCAAGCCCGTTTTGTCAGTGGCGGATATACCGCGACACCCATGATGGGCGGATTAAAGGTTTGGCAAGTGGCTACCAAAATTGAGACTTGGGGTTAATTTATGACACGTGCTTATTCAGCGCAGTTTAAATCGACTCTAGCAGCAGTCAGCCCACAAGAAGCGCCTTTAATTTTGCTTGAAATTAGCCACCCATCGCTTTCGGTGCCAGTGCGTGTAGTCAATGATATGCAAGATCTTATTAGTAATGGCAATGCATTTATTGCCTGCCCGTTTCGTTGTGTACTACCCGATGACTATGAAGGTCAATTGCCAAAAGCCAAGTTGGCAGTAGATAACGTAGGACGTGACCTCATGTACTGGATTGAAACCAGTAGCGGAGGGCAAGGCAGCTCAGTGCGATTTATGCAAGTCATGCGATCTAACCCCGATTTAATCGAATGGGAGATCACCATGAATTTGTATAACGTCAATGTGACTATGCAAGAAATTAGCGCAGAGCTCGGATTTCAAAATCTCTTTGCCAAGCCGGCTATTGCTATGCAATACAGGCCCGATAACAGCATGGGACTTTTCTAATGGCACATTGGTCAGAAAACTATATTGGTCAACCCTATCAGGCTGGTAGTGCTGATTGTGCACGCTTACTAGCTCAGGTTAGAAAAGAGGTTTTTCACCTTCCTGTACCTGATGATATTGAGGTAGATCGATTGCAATCGCGCCTGGGAAGAGTCGGACAAATGATCGACTTAGTTTCCGCTTATGGCGAAGCTACTAATCATCCTAGAGAGGGCGATGCCGTCCTGATGTTTTGCGCTGGCAGGCCTAGTCATATTGGCGTGTACTGCGTAATTGATGGTGAGCCCAGTATTTTGCATGCTATGGAAAACGCTGGAATGGTCGTGCTGCACAAAATTCGAAATTTAGAGCAAGCATTTTTAAAAGTTGAGGGGTATTACACGTGGAAGTAATTGAGCAAAGATCTGCGCCAGTGAAAAAGCCTCTAGCGAATGCATTGGATGTAATTTGGCATCCACACCCTGTTAGTCCAAGCGCTGGCCGTCAAATGTTGCTATGCCCAGTCCTGGATGGCCATACAGTGAGAGACGTTCTGATTCATTCGGGTATCGATCTATATCAACCTATCGTCATTAGCTTAGATGACCGCTTACTGACTGTTGAAGAGTGGGATCTGATCTGCCCTAAGCCCGGTCAAATCATTAATGTGCAAGCTACTGTCATGGGTGGCGGTGGCGGCGGCGGTGGCTCTAATCCAGTACAAATCGTTGCTATGGTTGCGATTATTGCTATTGCGATTGCAGCCCCATACATGGCTCCAGCTTCATGGGGAATGCTTACTGCAGCCGGATCAGTCACTATGACTGGGGCAATGCTCACGGCCGGAGTAATGATGGCTGGATCGATGCTCATCAACTCATTATTTCAGGCTAGCACCCCATCGACCGAGACTAATAATGGCCAGTACGCGCAGGCTTCACCAACTTATAGCCTATCGGGTGGCAGCAATCGCTCACGGCCTTATGAGTCTATGCCGGTCGTTATGGGCACTATGCAATTTTTCCCTGACCTGGCTGCGCGTCCATTTACTGAGTACCACGGCGAAGATCAATATCTCTATCAAGTTTTTCACTTTGGCTTATCGAACGCCATTTTGTCTAACTACAAGATTGGCACTACTGCCCTTGCTAACTATCAGGAATATTCTTGGAATTATCCCGATGCTGCAGGCAGAATCAATGCATTTCCTAGTAACGTAGATACGATTGCTGGAGCAGATTTAGTAAACTCCTCAGGCTGGATTACTAGGGCCACCTCATCCAATACCTATCGCATTGGTATCGATATTGAAGGTACCCTGTATTACGCTAATAATGCCGGTGGCCTTGATAACACTAGCGTCCAATTACGCGTTCAATATCGGCCTATTGGCTCGGGCACCTGGATTGAGCCATCGTATGTCACCACCCAAGGTAATGGCTTTGTGTCCGGGCATTATGAAAACTATTCCGTATGGGTAGAGTCCGGTGAAGAGGGTTATTACACGGCTACTGCATATGATGACTGGGGCAATCCTTACACCTATGAAGCCTGGGGCTGGCATGACACTAGCCATTACGAAACTCGCACCCGCTATGTGGGTGGCTCAGGCAATATCATCATCGTCTCCGGCGCTAGTCAGGCGCCACGCAGAGCAACCCTATTTATCGATGTTAGTCCAGGCACGTATGAGGTTCGTGTCATTCGAGATACGGGCGATAGTACTGATGCACGCTTACAAAATAAAACTAACTGGAGCGTATTACGTAGCTATCAACAAGATACTGCCAATTACTCCGGACAAAATCGCATTGGCTTAACCATTCGGGCATCCGAGCAACTCAATGGCGCTATTCAGCAACTCTCCGCCGTCTCTTCTGCGCTTGCGCATTACTGGAATGGCTCAGCTTGGGTAGATGGCTATACCAGTAATCCAGCGCATTGGTACATGGATTTTGCTTATGGCCGGCGTAATGCAAGCGGCAAACTCTTATACGGCATTGGATTGCCTGCATCTCAAATCGATTTAGCTGCTTTGCATTCTTGGGCTACGTTTTGCGCTAATGAGGGATTGAGCTTTAATGCCGTCTTAGATGGCTCACAAACGGCCTCGGATATTTTGACAGCAATTGCCCGCTGTGGCTTTGCCTCGCCTTCCTGGTCATCGGGCAAGATCGGTGTGGTATGGGATTCGCGCAATGCTAGTCCAGTAGCCGCCTTTGGTATGAGCAACATTATTAAAGGTAGCTTTCAGATTAGCTACATTACTGAGCAACTTGCCGAAGAAATCATTGTGCGGTATGTCAATCCCGATAAAGATTGGCAGCAAGATGAAGTGCGCGTCACGGTCCCTGGGATCTCTACGCCCACACGTACTAGCAGTGTTGATTTGTTAGGATGCACTAACACCGCCATGGCCGGAAAGTTTGCCAATTACTTGGCAGCCCAGCAGTATTACCGCAAGCGCAGAATTACTTGGGATAGCGATTTTGAGGGCTTTGTTTGTCAGCGTGGGGATGTAGTACTACTTTCTCACGATCTCACTCAGTGGGGCTATTCCGGCCGTCTCGTAGGCCTTACTGGAGATACCCTAACATTAGATCGTCAAGTACCTCGTAATGGCGCTATTGAGTACGTCATGCTCAAAAAACCCGATGGCACGATGACTACTTATACAGCCGTTGCTGGTACTGGGGATAGCGATAGCTTAACCCTGACAAGTACTCCGACACTGCAATCAGGCTATGAGCTCATGGATCACATGTGGTTTTTCTCACCCTTGGCCACGCCGGGTAAAAAAGTCAAGATCCTTTCGGTACAGCCGATTAGCGAGTCTCGCGTAACTGTGACCGCTACTGATGAAGATGCCGCGTTTTATTCAGCATGGGATGGTAGCTGGCAAGCCCCAGTGCAAAGTACCTTGCTGCCAAAATCAACTACTCCAGTCATTAGCAATCTAAAGATTACGGAGAGATTGACCATTATCGGTACCGGTCAGATCATGACTCGAATCACGATTAGCTGGGAGCAGGGCGCAAGTCAAATGGATCGCGTTGAAGTACGCTATCGCATCAATAACGGCGCCTGGCTATCTAAATCAGTCTTTGGCTCTACTAGCCTTGATATTGATCTTGATGGTAGTGGATTTGTAGAGGCAAACGCTCTACCCATTAACGGCTTATTTGTTGGTAAATCGATCTCCACTAGCGCTACAGTGTATGGAAAAACTTTACCTCCTGAAAATGTTTCCGGATTTACGATTGATCAAACCGCTAGCCGATTTACTTTAAATTGGCAAAAGGTCTCTGACATCGATCTTGCTGGATATAAGATTCGGTGGATTAATGGAGATAGCCGAGATTGGGGATCTGCTAACCCGATTCATGATGGCTTACTGCTATCAAGCCCATATATCTCAGCAGTCCGCCCAACGGGCTTTGGTACTTTAATGATCAAGGCGATTGATACCTCTGGCAATGAGAGCGTTAAACCTTCAGCAATTGTGATCAATCTTGGAGATGCACAAGTCGATAACGTCATTGAGACGATTGACTTTGCCGCTGCAGGCTTTCCAGGTACGATTACTAACGGCTCTTTATCAGGCGGTAATGTGATTGCTGATGAGCAGGGCATTCAATGGAATCCAAACGATACGGCTAGCATGTGGCACTTAGATTCTATGAATTTTTGGAGGCCACAAACCTATTACGCCATGACCTATGAGGCTACTTTAGCCGCATCGGCTGCACTAGCCGGAAGCAAGATGACATTGCTAGAGACCATTCTTGGTGATAGCTGGAAAATTGACTATCGCAAACTTGGCCCATCGCCGATGTGGATTGCTGATGGTGAGCTAATGTGGGGCGATAGTGCTGGCCTGATGTGGCACATTCCTGATTACTCGCCATGGCCCGGATCGGTCATCGCTACAGCTGATCAATACCAATTCAAAATCACGATTGGATTTGGTGCTACTCAGGGAACGATCTCCGGATTGCTAGCCAACTTTGATGTACCTGATATTACCGATGTACTTAGTGGAATAACCATTACCTCGGGTGGTACGCGCCTACCAATCACCAAAGACTTTTACAACATCAAAGCAGTCAACCTGACATTGATTGCGGATACAGGTAGCGCCTTTACAGCCAAAGTGATTGATAAAGATCCTGAGCTTGGACCGCTTGTGCGCTGCTATGACAGCTCCAATGTGGCCATCGATGGAAAAGTAGATGCCTTGATTCAGGGTTACTAATAAAGGAAAAAAGATGGATCAGTTATCAGATTTCAAACGGGGCGATACCTTTAGCATTACGTGCACTTGGAAAGAGAATGGCATTCCAGCTAGTACTGCAGGATTGACCATTCGATCACAAATTCGTAACCCAAGATCGATGGCTTTAGTCTCTGATTTAGTGGTGACTCATGCCAATCAAACTACACATCCTGGAGTATTTACCTTAACCCCATTGAGTGCTGATACTGCAGCTTGGCCCACTGGAAACATGATTGGTGATATTGAGATCAGCAAAGATGGTGTCACTCGCTCGACAAGAACTTTTTTAGTACCAATTCAGAAAGGGGTGACTGAATGACCGATTCGATTGAAATTCACAATGAGCCCTTGCTAGGGATTGAGGTGAGTCAGTCGCAAGCCTTATCCCTTGAAATCTCCGCAAGCCCTGCCACTAGCCTTGAAATGAATCTTGCGCTATCCGGCCCTCGCGGAGAGAAGGGCGAAACAGGTCCCCCAGTCGATCTCACTCCGATTCTTGGCAATGCCGAGACGGATCTTGCATTACTTTACGCAATTAATAAACTTTAAAAGGAAAAGCCATGTCATTACAAACCCAAATCACTACGCTGATCGCAGCAATTGCAAGCGATATTAAGACGCTGCTTGCTAATACTGGTAACTTGGCCAACTTAACGACTACCAATAAAACTAGCCTAGTAAATAGTTTGAATGAGCTTAAAAGCTCGATTGCTAATATTGACTTAACCTCATTGATTAGCGATGCGACAGCGACATCGACTTCAAAGACCTATTCAATCGATAAGATTAATTCTCAAATATCTGCAGCCGTTGCCGCCTTAGTTAATAGCGCTCCAGGGACATTAGATACTCTCAAAGAATTGGCTGATGCGCTTACCGCCGATTCCTCCACGATCTCCGGATTAGTTACGGCCATTGGTAATCGAGTGCGCTTTGATGCAGCCCAATCTTTGACTGATCCTGAAAAAATTGTCGCCTGCCAAAACATTGGTATTGGCGATCCTACAACAGATTTAGCCGCTGCTTACGCTGCAGCAAAGGTCTAATATATGAGCCTGCTAACGAATTTGCAGGCATTCATATCAGCAGTTGGATCCGATATAAAGGCGCTCAACGCGGCAATTAGCAGCATTACCTTTCCATCGCACGCTGGCAATGCTCGTAAGCTCATTAAGTCAAATGGCTCATCAGCTTCTTGGGATTTTCCAACAACGCAAATTGCTACCGGAGGATCAGTACCAACGGCAGCTTCGATGGGCTTAGGTGAGATTGTTGAAAATACCTATGACGGAAAACTCTATATCAAAAAAAGCGTTGGCGGAGTAGAGACTGTCTTAGTGTTAGTGGCACAAAACCCATTAGGAACTAGTGCCCCGATGTGGAATCAGGATTCAAGCTATATGTGGTCGCAATAAAAACTGTTTTTATCTTTAATGCAATGCCGCCTTCGGGCGGTTTTTTATTTTCCGAGGAAAAATCATGACACAAGCAATACCAGCAAAATCAGCACTAACTGGCAGTGCCGTTACAGAGGGTGGATTTAAAACGGCTTTAGATCAACTGAACGATTATTTAACCGGCTTACTTGGTGCTGATGGCCTGCCCGGTACCGCACGCACTCAATTAGGCATCCCCAATCCAGTGGGCACCTTTTTTAAAGCGGATCCATCTACTGTAGCCTTTACTAAAACGGCTGCTGGCACTGCAAGCATTAAAGCGGGTACCTATGTTTTTGTAGGGTCCACACTTGTCCCGTTCGCCTCTGCTACTGCGATCTCCATGCCTACGCTAACCGCTGGTACAGATTATGCAATTTGGGTAAAAGATGATGCCACGATCCAAGCAACCAATAACTTCTCCTCTGCTCCTAGCGCTGGTAACTGGCGTCGTATTGGTGGCTTTCACTATGCTCCTGGAGACAATGCAGCGGCTCAATCCGGTGGCAATACAACCCCTCAGATCAATGCCTACTCATTTTGGGATCTGAACTTTAAGCCTGCCTGCCCTGATCCACGGGGCATGACTTTAGTAGCCAATAGTTTTTGGTCTGATATTTACTTGCTTGGCCAAGAGCATTTAAGTAATGGTTCATCCAAGTACAACGTCACTATTGCCGATGGCTCAAACCCGCCAAAAATCCCTACGCTCTTTGGCGGTAGCGGTACCAATAACTATGGCGAATTTAACTGGTGGGAAGCTGGTGAAGTCATGCGCTCCTATGGCAAGCGCTTGCCCCGCTATGACGAATTTGCAGCCCTGGCATACGGAACAACTGAAGGCGCTTCGATCGGTACCGATCAAGGCTCTACAGTATGGAATGCCGCTTACGTCTCTCGCTGGGGCGCTAACCAAGTGGCCGGCATTATGTGGCAATGGGGTGCAGAATTTGGCGGAGGCGCAGCTGGAGCTGGATGGGTCTCCAACACAATTAGCCGCGGTCAAACCTATCAGCTGCCTAACGCCGTGATCCTTGGGGGCAACTGGACCAGCGGGTCGGCCTGCGGGTCTCGCGCTTCGTACTGGGGCGACTCTCCCACGATCTCGTTCAACGTCGTCGGTGCTCGCGGCGTCTGTGACCACATGATTCTTGGTTAATCGGGTCATAAGACCCGATGGAACCTATCAAGGATGCAGTCCTATCGTATGACCAAATGGCGATTGTGGAGAAGTATGAGGTTGTTATAGCCTACCTTTACCCTATCGCTCAAAACATGCCTAAGAAACATGGCATGGCTAGAGATCTGTTTTTAAAGTGCCTTTTAGGTCAGGTTCAACTTTTTGTGGAGGCTGGTAAGTCAAATCAAATTTCACGTCTTTACATCGCAGATGCCGGTATTTCGCAACTGCGATTTTGGTTACGTTTTTTATCGAGCAGACAAGTCAGATCCGTGTCTCCTCATCAGTGCGAAACGGCTTTAGTGCTGTTGGCCGAGGTGGGCAAATTCATGGGCGCTTGGATCGTCAAGATAAAACGTAAAGGGCAAGCAGGATAAAAACGCCGTGATCCTTGGGGGCAACTGGAACAACGGGTCGAACTGCGGGTCTCGCGCTTCGAACTGGAACAACTCTCCCACGAACTCGAACAACAACATCGGTGCTCGCGGCGTCTGTGACGGCAAATTTTAATTACTCCGTACTGGTTAAGGCCGTATGGGTAGGCCAGTAACAATGTGGTCAGCCTGCTTATCCTCCTTCGGGAAACACGCTTCTAGGTTCGGTATTGCAATTGGTAATGATGGC